CGGTTTTGAGATTGCCCTCGATCCACGGGATGTCCTTCAGGATCGGGTTCGACTGTTCCAGCGCTTCGACGATGAACGCCGTCGTGCCGTCAGGGTTCAGGCGCTTCCTCATGTCGGAGAGGGTGAGCGCCTCGCTGCCAAATACTGCCATGATTCATTCCTCCTGTTCAATAATCCGAGAAGTTCGTGTTCGGATACCGCGCGGATTTGCTTTCCGCGGCGGCCCCGAAACCCCTGAAATTGTCCTCGCCGACGAGGTTGCCGATCATGGCGAATGCCCGGATCAGCTCGATGCGGTTGCCCGCGCCGGTCTCGTTCAGCGCTTGGCGAAGGCCGGGAACAATTTTTTCCACGGCCTCGATGCCGGTGCCCGCCGCCTGCACGGTTGCGTCAAAGCTCGCGCCGAGCTCCGTCTTTGCGGCCGACGCCCAGCCAGCTCGCTCCTCTGCAATCGCCCGCGTCATAGCGGCGATGCCTTCCTGTGCGTACTTCATACCGTAGGCCGCGAGTTTCTGCGCCTGCGCTCCGGTAAGCCCCGCCTCTTTTGCTACGGCGGCATACGCGGACGCTGACGCCTCGTCATACGCCATGCCCTCCGGCACCACGCTTCGGAAGTCCCAAGCCGTCTGATCCTCCTTTCCGCCGAGGATTGTTCCCGGCTTTTCTGCTCCTCCCGCGTCCTTGCTTTCCTGGTTCTCTTCCGAAGGCGCGGCGCCCGCAAGCGCGTCTTGCTCGCCGCTGCCGCTTTCAGCAGCCGCAGCAGCCTCCGCACCGCTCCCATCGACTTCGCCCCCCTCATCTCCGAAAAGCTGAAGGTCAAAGTCGATTTTCATATCCGTCATGTTATCGCTCCTTTCCAGTTTTGTACCTCGCCATGAATTGCCCGTATTCCATTTCCGCTTCCCGCCGCGCTGCATCGCATACGCCGCTTTCGTCGAGAACGGAAAGGGCCCGCAAGTTTTCATAGAGTTCCAAGCCGACGCGCCGCTCTCCCTCGGATACCAGCAACCGGCTCATATCGCCGTCCGGTATGGTCGAGCTGAACACGTGGCACCGTTCCAGCATCCGCGAAATGAACCACCGCCCGCGCTCGTCCGCCAAGAGATAGCGGAGAGCGTTTTCGTCGCGCCGTGCTTCCTCTTCCCGCAAGTGCTCGATTCGTCTCGCCTGCGTCTTGTCGGTCGTCATAACCTACCTCCAAGCCCCAGCCTGTCCATGCCAAGCATCTGCGCCAGCGCAGGATTGCCGTCATTCGCGGCCTCCGTCATATTTTTGGCTGCCACCGTCGCCGGGACCGCCAGCTGAACAGCCGCCGCCGCTTGCGCTGCCTGCTGCTGCTGTGCCGCCGCTTCCGCTTTCTGCTTCTGCATTTCCTCGTACTCGTCCTCCGGCCTGCGGATCGCCGCCGGTGCGCCCAGCATATCGCAGTATTTATCCACCGCGGACGGCAGATCCAGCTTGTCCATCGCCGAGGGATCGAACTGCGCAATCTGCGCAGCGAAGCTGACCGCCTGCTCGATATTGACAAGACCGGAGAGCTTTTGCGCTTGTGCCAAGGGGCTTATGTACTCGATCGTGATTTCCTCCTGGGCGAGCACCTGCGCGAGCTCCTGGTCCTCCGGTTCGGGAAAGACGTTCGCCCGGTCCAGTATTGCATAGACGCGCTCGATGATTTTCGACAGAAACTCGAACTGCATCCGCTGGACCACCGGCCCCAGCTGCTGCATTTTCTCCTGCGTCCTCTCCATGACTTCTCTCGCTGTCATGGTCTGGTCCATGCTGTCCAGCATGAGGAACAAGTCCGCAGCATAGGCGCGCTTGATCCTGTCCGTCAGCTCCGTGATCTTCGCCTGAAGATGGTCGAGAGCGACCGACACCTGGAAGAGCGGCGTCACCGGGTTGCCCGTTTGCGTGATCGTGTTACCGCCAGGAATCAGATTGATGCCCTTCATGGCCGTCTGCGGATCCGACTGCACCGGAGGCTTGACGCCGAGCTCGACCGCCGTGAGGTAGTCTTGCTCCAAAAGCTGAAGCCCTTTCGCGTCGCCCTCGGCGAACCAGCCGGGGCCTTTCCCGTAAGCCGCCCCGCCCGTGACGAGGAAGCGCCCCGTCGGGACCGGGAACTCGTGGAAGCCGCCCACGTCCAGCCATTCATTCGCCTGGCTGCCTTCGCACCAGTACACGGAAACATAGGGAAGATGGAACTTGTCAATCCGTCCCTTCTCCCGCGCCCGGTTCGGCATGACGAGCCAAAAGACCTTGTGCCGCTCCGAGTGCGCGGATTCATTCTCGAAAGCCACCTGAAGCGTCCGCGGCAGATTCTCGACGCCGAACTTGTCGGCGAGCTGCCGGAGCGTCATCCAATACTCCCTCGCGAACGTGTTGATCTGGCCGTCGGCGTCCACGTCGAGGAAGTAGGTCCCCACCGTGAACGGGATGAAATGCACGCCCGTCTCCGCCGAAGCGAAAACGCCAAGCGGCGCCTGCCCATACGCGAGCTCCAAATAGGAGCTGTGGATCGCATTGTAGAAATTGCTCTTGTTCAGCACGTCGTTCAAAATATCCAATCTCTGATCCAAGAGCTCTCCCGCGCCAGGGACGTCCTGCAAATCACGGTTCGCAAACGAGAGCCGGAACCATTGCCGCGATTGCGGCGTCAATCCCGACATGATCCCCGCAGCGAATACCTGGTTCGCCGCCCATGCAGCCCCGTGATAGATGTGGTCGTCATGACGCCTTGCCTGTTCGGTCTCGTCCGGATTATCTTCCAGCTCCCCCGTATAGGGAAGCTCATAGTCCCGGATTGCCCGCCACCGGTCAAGATACGGCAACCGTCTTTTTTTCAGGCTCCCGATGATCTCGTCACACTCCCGGCGTTTCAGTCCGATCTGCTTGGCGCCGTCGTTCGCCGTAATCAGTGGGGGCGTTCTTGCCATTCCTGCCATAAGTCCTCCTTATCCGAGCGTGTTCCGCAGCGTCGACATTGCATCCGACATACCGCCGAGGATAGTCCCCCGGTCAACGGAAACCGCGTTCGCGTGCGCGCCGCGGCGACGCCGCTGCTTCTCGACTGCCGCCCTCTCTGCCGACGCCGATTTTGTCACATCCGATACAGAGACCGGCGTGGGCGTCGGATCCGGCTGCTTCTCCGGCTCTTTGTAGACGTACTCGACGCGAGTACCTCCACCTCCACCACCGCACATAACCATCGCTCCTTTCAAAACAGTTTGTAGTTTGTATTGCTTCGCGAGAGGCGCTTGCTTGAAAAAGCGCCCTGCGGCATTACCGGGAAAGCAAAAGTCAAGGCGAGGCTGTCCGCCGTGTCCGGGCTTTTGCCTATCTTCTCTTTCACCTTGTCTTTCGGTTCGAGCTGGATCTTCCCCGCGGGCGTGAACTTGTACTCCACGATCGAGAGCTCCGATTTCAAAACCGGCTCGTTCGGGATCGCGCCGCCCGCCTTCATCCAATCCCGAAGATTGAAATACATTTCGGCGCGCTTGTTCAGGTACCGGTCGTCGAGCGAGCCGCCCGCGAAGTTGACCTCCGTCACCGCGTAGCCGAGCTGATGCAGCCGGTCGACGACGCCCGCGCCCATGTTCCCCACGTCGATGAACACGGCGTCCGGCTCATATTGACGCATGGCGTCGATGACGCGCTCCGCCACCGCCATCGAATCGAGGCCGCGGAAAGTGTGCTGCCGGATACAGTGCAGCCCGCGCCGCGCCGTGATGACCGTCGAATCGTCGCCGAAGCGGGCGACGTCCACGCCGAGGACCATCGGCTGGCCGCGCACGTCCTCCTCGGTCAGATTGCGCGCTGCCGATTCCGTCACGAGGTCGATCGGGATCACGATGTCAGCTGCCGACGCCGAGAAATCACAGAATAGCTCCTGCCGGATTGCCATGTCCGTCATATCGCGCTTCATGTCCTCGACTTCCTCTGGCGGAAGGACGCCGGATTCGTCGACGCGGTACATGCAGGAATACCAGGTCGGCTCCCGCTGCGCGCGCTGATACATTTCATAGAATTGATTCTGCCCGGCGGGCGTCCCGATGATGACCGCCCAGCCTTCACGATCTGCGAGCGCGGGGCGGAGCACCTCGTCCCATAGCTCGCGTTTGATGTTCGCGTACTCGTCGAGCACGACGCCGTCGAGGTAGATTCCGCGCAGCGCGTCCGGATGGTCGGCACCAATGATATAGATCCGCGCACCCTGCCAGCCAGCCTTCTGCGCCGGGAATTCGACGAAGAGCTCCGATTCGTTGATCTTCATTCCAGGGATCACGGAAGTATAATGCTTGACGTATTGCCACGCGATAAGTTTCGCCTGATTCCTGTATGGCGCAACGTACGCGAAATTCGGCGCGTCACGCTTGCACATGACCGCCATCTTGATCAGATGATTCACGCTTCCGACCGTCTTTCCGAATCTGCGGTGGCAAACGAGCACGCTGAAACGGTGGGATTCGAGCGCCGGGTGAAGGACTTTCGCCCAAAGCGGGCGGGGCTTATAGGGAATCACGATCCTATTTATCGTTGCCATCACCGGCGCCCTCCCACGTTATGACCTGGATCGCGCCACCGTCAGCGCCGGAGAGCTGCGTCTTGTTGATGTACAGTCCGTCCATCTTGTTCATGGTGTCGATGGCGCGGATCCTGTCCTGCGGTTCCTCCATTTTGCTGCGTGCGATTTCCGTCAGCACTTGGCGGCGTTCCTTTGCGTCCATGATCTTCTCGTCCTCCAATTTCGCGCAAAGTTCAGCAATTCGCGCTTGCACGTTAGCATTTGTTAGCATTCTTGAAGCATTTGCGCGCGCCGTGTTATCACTTCGCACGTCGTAGCCCGCCGCTTTATACGCTTCCGTAGCGTTGCCGCAGCGTGCAAATTCTATACAAAATTTTTCCTGCCTTTCCGTCACGGCAATCACCACACTTTCATGCAAATCAAAAAGCCGCTGCGGAAGAAGCAACGGCTTTCGGGGAAAGGAGAAACCCCAATGAAAAGAACCTTTAAGAGGAGGTCGGGCGGGGCGCTAAATTTCACGCTGCCGCTTATAAGTAGGATACCACAGATTTTCGGAAGTTATACCGAGTATAAGGAAATTCTCAAAAAACTTTTATCAGCTGCGCTTGACATGCGCATTTGACTTCATAGTCCCTAATTCTTCGGAGAACATCGCTATAAGTCTGCTGCGCTATGTGAATCTCCTGGCACGTCGAGACGTAACCATCGCCCTTATACCTGCGGCGGAAAACTTCTTTACGGATCGTGTCACGCCCGCACCACTCACGGACCGCTGAAATAACTTTCAACCATCGCTCCGGCCACTCCACCGGACGCCCATCTACATCCACCTCGCGGAGCTCGTCCGCCAGCCGGATCGCAATCGCTTCCGTCGGCTTGGAAATGGCGGATCCGCCTCCGGGGATCTCCGGCTGACCGAAAACAGAAAGACGCGCCTCCTCGACAGCTTCCGCAATCTGCTTCTCGTGACAGATCATATACTCGATCCGTCGGACGTTCCGATCTCGTGCCCTGCGCTGCTGCATTTATCAGCCCTCCTGTCGAATAGCCTTTAGTCTTTCATCCTCCAACACGGACGCCATCATGCAGCGCATAGACGCGTTGATCAGGTGTTCTTCACTCCGGTCTCCCTTCCGGAACATATTCAGATGCCGGATCGCTCGCGCTGCGTGCTCCTCCGGCGGGATTTCCTTCCAGGTCTCCCCCGGATGCTTCTTCGCCCCGGCGGTCAATCCAGCTGCCACCTTGTCCAGCCATCCGGCGTCAATATACCGGTATTCGTTCTACTCCTGGTCTTGCGGATATTCCATCAGCATCGCCTCGGTGTCCATTTCAAAACTCATGATTACATCCTCCCCCTCTTGTTCAGCCAACGAAACGCGACCATGAATAACTCGTTGAAAATTAAAACCACCAACAAGAAAGCGCATACAACAACGCCAAAAGCAAGCGCGAAAAGGTCCTTTGCGTCAATCACGACCGGGATCCCGAATATCGTGAAACCTTCAACACCCATTATTTTC